TTGCACAGCCAATTCCAGTCGGAATGATGAAGGCTACAATCATATTCGATCAACCTCCGTTCGTTTCACGACCTCGCCATCAAACCAAACCCGTGTTAATTCCTCTGCTTCACCAGCATCGAAAGCCTTGCACGAGAACAAATTCAAGTACACCGTCCCAAGCAGATCGAGGGTATGAATCACGATGCTACTCGTTATGATAAATTGAACCGCGCTGGTGCCTTTCGTATTCGGATCAGTTTGACACTCCTCTGGAGGAACACCGACATCATCCCAAAAGTAAAGGTCACCCTTTTCCATGTCAATCAGATAACACAATCGGTTGAAGAATTCAGTGATGCTCTCACGGTTGAAAGTCTTCGGATCACAGTCCTTCAAATCAAGTATCAGTTCTTGTCCGTAAGTGTTCATATCTCTATCCTGTACCTCTGGGGTCCTTTGGCTTCACGTATCTCATCCTTCAGTCGGATGTCCATTCGCCAAGTGATTCCGTACTTGGGGTTCACGCCGTGCAGCCATTGGAACGGGTCCGAGTAGGCGGACAGGCTGTTGTAGGCGTACGAGTCGGTGGCTGGCCAAGGACCGTTCATTATGATCTCGGTGTCTTGCTCGCCCACCATACCCTTTTGGTGGAAGTGACCGACACAGTGATACCTGACCCGTGGACCCTCCAGTAGTGGTGCAAGGCTCTGGAGACGCTTCTGACGCCTCTGGAGACCATACCACGGGATTCCCATGGAAGATCGGATGTCGTCGCCGTGAGCGATGTTAAAGCCCACACCGTTGATGTCGAGGTTGATGCTCCAAGCATCAGGGATCAGGAAGCTGACGTTGTCGATGTCCTGGCAATGCAACTTTGCCATGAGGGCAACGAGGTAGTCCCAGTTGTCTTGTGCGCCGTGGTAGTCTTTCTTCGGAGTCCGTCGACCGTGGTTGCCAGGAACGTAGACGACGTTGACCTGATCGAAATGAGGGGCAAGGTCTCGGTACATCAGAGCATGGAGTTGTCCGATGGCATAACAGTTGTTCATACACTTTCGGAAATAGCTTCGCCCGGCGGCTCCGTGAATTTCTCCACTGGTGAAGTCTCCGTATGCCAGAACATTGAGAACTGGGAATCGGAACCTGGCAGCCATGATGTCCTGTGTCCACTGAATCGTGGATTCGACAAGTCGTTCGGCTCGGCAACAACTGATGGGAAAATCGTAGGTTTCCAATCCACCGCATTCTCCAGGGTTGACGACTTGGTCGTGGTGACCATCACTGAGATGGAGCACGGCGTGTTCTGTGATGAGACCACTCTTGTTGGACTTCTTACGAGCCTTCGGGAGAGGTTGCATCGGACTGATCTTGTCCGTCAAGACACCTTCCATAGACTTGAAGAGACCTTCCAGTTTTGCACTTGCCCGTGCTTGTGTCCGGGCGCGATCACGTTCGGCTTTCAGGTGAATCAGGTCGGCTTCCAACGCAAGGACTTTCTTGTCCGTTGGATCGTGGTCCTCGATAGGCTTCCGTTGGCCACCAGCAATCTTCGGAGCAGGTTGACCAGATGGCCAAGGTACGTCCTTATGGGCACGTTCATTCGCGACTTCGCTGACGAGGGATCGACTGATCTTGTATTTCTTCGCCAGTTCTGTTTGCTTGATACCAGCAGTGATGTCTGCCTTGAGTTTCTTGACTTTAGCCTTCGTGATCTTGGATTTTGCCATGGGTGTGGACTTTCTTCTAAAGGGAAAAACAACCCGCAGGGGGTGAGCCTGCGGGTTGCGTAAAGTTCCAAACGTACTCCCTCTCCTCGATCTCGCTTAACGTCCGTCGTCGAGCGGAATCTCTTTCAGATCAGCGGCACACGGCATCGGTACAGTGGCGTCCATCGCCCATACCATATTGACACTCTCCGCCCATTCAAGTTGTCGACGCACAGGAACGTACCAGGCGAATCCTTGAGCATCACGAATACCAGCCGTCAACATCCCAATGTACTGCCCAGTCTCCTGGTTGAATACACCGCCGCCAGAGCTACCAGGAAACGATACAGCCGATGTCTGGTCGTAGACCACTTCAGCATAGGCACCATCGAGTGCCAGAAGTCGACCCACCTGGGACGTTACACCGGTCGTGAACGAACTGGAACCAATATCGCCGAGCAGACTACCGACATGAATCAGTTCAGTACCGATGCCGGGAATCTCGTCACCAAGGTAAAACGTCGTAGACTCTCGCGTGTAATTCCGCATTCGCACTTCGAGCACGGCTTGATCGTCGCCGGTATCAGAATTCGAGAAGCAGATGACTTTACAATCGAGGTATTCCTGTTTGACCTTCCGACCGTCTTGGATCGTCTCTTGGTAGATTTGACAATCCTTGAAGCCAATGATGGTCTTCTCTGTGCCGTCCCTGATCACTTTCCGTGTAGTACGGAGATCATCGACGACGTGACCAGCAGTCCAGACATAACTCTTGAAAACGTCGGGCTTGACTTCCCGAGTGAATAGGGTGCCGGACCCTCGACCGCGACCGTCGACACTGATGGTCACGCTGACGCTTCGCAAGTTGTCAATGACCTTCTGGTCGGTAACGGGAGCGGCAATTGCGAGTTGAGACATCAACATCATAGCCGCTACGAAAGATACAAGTCGTCTCATTTGAGACCTCCAAATAGAAAGTGAAAGTGAAACTAGAAGTCGTTGTAGTCTGTGACCTCAACATCAAGATCGATCTCAATATCGAAAGCCGACTGACTAAGGTTGGGGACATTGCTCAAGAGCATTTCGGTGATGATGTCCTCCATCAATTCGCTGTCACGCTCACTCATCATGTGGAGGAACGCGACACCTTCATCGTACTCGAAAGATGAAAAGACCTCACCGATCTTATCGAAACCATCCTCAAGCACATCCTGTAAAACCCCTTCGGGGTGCTTGACGCCCTCAGTCCATGTGGCGTCAAAAGTCATGTAGTATCGTATCCTTGATATCATGCTGCTTCCTCCCAATTGATTCCGTCCGTGATCATTCCCATTGTCATCAGTTCGAGTTTTCTGTTCTCTCGAATAATGTCGACGACTCGTTCGTCTGTTGGTAAATGAATCAAATCTACAATGACACAACCGAGGTTCTCATCCATTCCCTTTCGGTGAATCCTGTCCTCGGATTGCACTCTGTACTCGGGTTTGAATGAGTTGCTCCAGTAGACCGCCATCCGTGCTTCAACCAACGTCAGTGACATACCACCCGACTCAGGATGAGCCACAAAAGCTACTGACTTGTTACCCATGTCCGCCCAGAAATCGAGCGGGTCAACGTCAGTATGTGTGGTCCCGTCTGCATCCGTAACCTGGAAACCACGCCCATCACACCTTACAACTGCCCATCCTTCATTGTGGCAGACTTCAACACAACGGTCGACCGATCCTGTAAAGCCTGCGAAGATCACAATACGTCCGGTCTCTTCGCACTCGCCGAGGAGACCTCTCAGAGCCTTTTCCTTCGGACAAGGAACAGTCTTGGTGATCCTCTTGATCTTCTTGATCTCGCCGCTGCCGTTGCACTTCGGACAGGTGACTGTCCTCTTCTCAAGTCGTGCGACCAGTTCTTCGTCAAGCATGTCAATTGCTTCAAAGCACTTGAACTCATCCTCGGTGTCGAACCATTCGTCGACTTCGCCGCAAGCATCGGGACAATGATTGCAGGGCTTCGTGCCATCCACAATGTCGCGATACTGGAAACCGTCAGACAACTCTCGGAGTTTCGTCATGCCAGTCATGGCATTCGGAGCCGAGTCAACAACGGTCTTGGCAACTCTGAGCAACGAAGATGTCGGTTTGCATTCGACCTTGCGATAACGCTTTTCAGGTAGCGTCAGGCAATCCTTCTTGTGTTTGATCAGAGCTAGTCCATCGAGTCGCTTGAACATGTAAGCGACTTCGTTCTTTGATGGCACAAACTTGTGAATCTCAGATTCCAGGTCAGCAACATCACGTTCGTGGTCACCCTCGTCATAAGACAGACCACACTCTCGACACTTGGTTTCGTCATCCCTCCAGCCGACTGTCGTCCAGAAGGTGCCGCTGTCGAACGTCTTCTGTACCTGAAAAGCGAGTCGCTTTTCAAGAGCCTTCGCACTACCTTCCTTGAGGAACCCTGGCCAAGCAATCTCGCATTGGCTCCACCAGTCCGTTGGTCTCTTCGGTGAGGGCGTCCCTGACATGAGGATTACGTAGGCATCCCACATGTACTGAGAACGCATCAGGTCGGCGAGCTTCTGAGCCGCCATCGATCTCTGACTTGAGTAAGTCTTGCACCGAGAGGACTCATCGAAGATGACGCCGCCTGGTAGAGGATTACCCTCTTGCCATTCATCCATGATCCTTACGAGTCTCTCGTAGGTCATGTACTCGATGGTGGCGATAGTCTCGTCGAACCCCCACATATTGAATTCGCGTTGGATGTTTGGAAGAGATGTCTTCGGACCAACCCAGTACCAGAAAGGAACATTGGCATTCTCGATCACCATCTGTGCCGAGAGCGTCTTACCAGTCCCCATCTCAGCACCCCATA